ACTCAGTATAAAAACAAACTTATATGTAATTATAGTACTAAAGAACCGCAAAGTTATTTTACAAACGCGTCTTTTTTATTTTTAAACGCACCAGTGAGAGATAAAGTAGTCTATATAAAAGCGCTATCAATGCGTAGACTATCTATTTCCGCTAATTATATACCACTTAAGTATTTTCCAGAAATAAAACCTACCTTATTTACAAAGGTAGTAGACGACAAAATTATATTTCCACTAGAGTCCTCGGTTTAGAGGAATAACACCACTATGAACTAACGTTCACTTAAGGAGACTAAAACATGGTAGCTTGGGAAAAAGCCAAAGGTAAGCAAACTTCTGGCAATCAACAAAAGCGCGAAATCGAACGCGTATCACTAGGACTAGGCGATACTAAGATTCGACTAATTGGCGACGTTATGCCTCGTTATTGCTATTGGGTAGTAACAAAAGACGGAAAGAAAATGCCTCTTGAATGTCTACAATTTGACCGCGAGACTGAGAGCTTTAACTCAAGTATTCGTGATCCTTTCAAGGAAATCGACCCAGATGTATATTCGGAAAAACCACAGTTTGCATACGTATGTAATGTGATTGACCAAAAAGATAATAGAGTAAAGCTACTTGACCTACGTTCTACAATTTATGCGCAGATTGTAGACTATGCTACTAATCCTGAATATGGCTCACCTGCAGATGCAGAAACTGGTTATGTTCTTACTCTGAAGAAAGAAAAGACTGGGCCGCTTCCTCAAAACGTAAAGTATACTGTTATTCCTGCTCGTAGTAGCAAGGCACTAACAAATGATGAACGTTCAATGGAGCTCTATGACCTATCTAAAATCTTTAAGCGTCAAACTTATGACGAGCAAAAGCAGTGGTTGCTAGAAAATACTACTCTGTTTGCTGGAGATGTTAGTGACGAGTTCAAGGCAGGCGAAGGCGTAGACGACCTAGCATGAAGAAACCTCTATCTACACTAAGCGCGGCAGATAGTACAAAAGAAAATACAACTGCACCAAAAACCTTTGGTGCTTTTAAATCAATGGCTAACGGTCAAGCAGTAATTGATTTAGATATCTTACGCAAGTCTAATGTATTTTTTGCTACTCCTTGCTATGGCGGTATGCTAACTGATCAGTTCTTCCTGAGTATGTTTAGAACTTCACAAGCATTTATGCAGCACGGTATTAATTTTAGGATTACTACTCTACGTAATGAAAGCTTAATTACGCGTGCTAGAAATATCTTAACTGCGATGTTCCTAGACAGCGACTGTACTCATCTTATGTTTATTGACTCAGATATTGAGTTTCAACCAGAGGATGTACTTCGAGCACTAGCTTATGATAAACCTATTATGGCAGGAGCTTACCCAAAGAAAGCTTTACCTATACAATATGCAATTAATTTTAAGTTTGTTAATCCTGAAACAAAGCAGATTCGTGTAGAGAATGGAGCGGTTGAGGTACTAGATGCTTCTACTGGGTTCTTCTTAATTAAGAGAGAAACTATTGAGAAGATGGTTAAAGCTCACCCAGAGCTACATTATCGTAATGATTCTAATATAGACCCTAAGTTAAATAAGTATTGCTATGCTTTATTTGATACTATACTGGACCCAGATGATAATAGATATTTATCAGAAGATTATACTTTCTGCCGTCGTTGGCAAAAACTAGGTGGTGAGATTTGGTTAGACCCAAATACCAAGTTAAATCATGTAGGAAGCTACACTTTTGAAGGCGACGTATCTCAGCTGATTAGTAGTAAGTAAAATGACTTTTTTGGTCAAATTATTATTGACATATACTGTATAACTTGCTACCATATAGTATGGTAAAAATAATTGAACAAGATTTTATAAATAAATATAAAGAGTATAATGGCTGTCAAGCGTCACTTGCTAGCCATTATAAATTGTCAGAACGCTCTATAAGAAACTATAAAGCTAAGTTTATAAAACAAACAGCTATAGCTACAGAAAAAGAACTAAAGCAGTTATATGTTATAGAAAAGTTAAGTGTATCATCTATAGCAAGACATTATAAGGTATCTAGAGACACTGTTTATAGGTTACTTGAACAGCATAATATAAGTAGAGACTCTAAATATGATATAGAATCAATACGTAAAGCTTATGTAGAAGAGAATTATAACCTAACACAATTATTAGCTATATCTGGTTTAGTAAATAGACAATCCTTACTAGCTTTATTACAGAAACATAATATAGTAAATCCTATCAAAAGCTCAATAAAAGAATTATATATAGCAGGACTTACAGCTAAAGAGATTTCTCTAGAGCTAGGTATGCTAGAGTCTGATATTGTTTTTAATTTAAAACATCATAGCATTTTTAGAGAAAAGCCGTTAGTAATAGATAAAGATGAGTTATCAGAACTCAGACTAGAAAAAACACTAGATCAGCTAGCTAGCTACTATAATTGTTCTACACGAACTATATCGGCGTGTATTAAAAAGTTTCAGCTAAATCGTAAACAATCTGTTAAATTTATGTTTGATTTGCCTACTATTACTAATCTATATGTAGAGCAAAATCTAACAATGGATGAGATAGCAGATATATATAATTGTAGCAGAACTACTATACAAAAATTTATACGAGATCAGGGTATCGTATCTACTAATAAAGAAAATAGCTATGAGCGTCGTATAAGAGAATTTCTTGAAAGTAATAATATACGTTTTGAGCAGAATAATAGATCAATAATAGCACCAAAAGAAATAGATTTTTACCTACCAGATTTTAAATTAGGAATAGAGCTATGCGGTTTATACTGGCATAGCACTAGGATAAATATTGATAAACTGCATATCAAGAAAAAGCAAGAACTATGTAAAAAAGTAGATGTAAGGCTTATTACTATTTTTGAAGATGAGTTACTAAGTAAGTTTGAGATAGTAATTAATAGGCTTAAGCAACTAGTAGGAATAAATAAATCTTATGGTTATGCTCGTAATTGTAAAATTAAAGAGATAAATAGTAAACAAGGTATTGACTTTTTAAATGCACACCATATACAAGGCTCGGGTAAAAATAATATATATCTTGGTGCTTATTTAAATAATGAGTTAGTATCTGTTATGACTTTCAGTAATCGTAACCCTGCTAAAGGGCATAAAAGTAATATAACAGAGCTTAATAGATTTGTAAACCCTTTTAATATAGTTGGAATCGCTAGTAAGTTATTTAGCTACTACGTTAAGACCTATAACCCAGATAAAATTCTTAGCTACTCTGATAATAGATGGAATACGGGTAATTTATATAATATACTAGGCTTTACTACTATTAGGCATACTCAGTATAACTATTGGTATGTAGTTAAACAGCAAAGAAAACACCGTTATGCTTTTACAAAGCAGCGTTTATTAACTATATTTCCAGAAGAAGATCCTACACAAACTGAGCAACAGATAGCCGAAAATCATAATTTATATAGAATATATGATTGTGGTAGCACTGTTTATGAATGGGTTAAATAATAAATAAAGGGGCAGAAGGATTAACCTTACCGCCCCTTATGAAACTCCGTTTCAATATAGCTCAGTTTATAGAGCAAAATACGCCCACTAACAAAATGCAACTCCGTTGCAGCGCTATAGGGCTAATACACATAAATCAACTACGTTGTAGCGCTATCGAAAAGCTGTGCTCTACTGTGCGTCCGTGTTCGCTCGCTGGTATTCGCTGTATACAGTAATAATAGCACAGAAATTAGAAAGAGTCCAAATCTATGATTCGAATCCTCAGCTCTGCTGACTGGCACGTTAATCTTCATCGTAAAAAGATACCCTATTTATGGCAACAAAACCGCTTTCAGTTAATGTTTGATAAGTTTCGCGCTCTGGAATCCTCGTGTGATGTGCATGTTATCGCAGGCGATCTTTTTGATAAAGAACCTGATACTGATGAAATCTGTCTAGTTCTATCGTATCTAAATGCTGTGCGAATCCCAACACTAATTATTCCAGGTAATCATGAGGCTACTACTCGTGGTCGTACCTTTTGGGAGCATTTTAAACTTGAAAATACAATCAATAATCCAAACGTGCATATCTATACTGAAAATACTAATGAAGTCCATGCTGGACAGCGATTCTGCTTTTTTCCTTATGGCTCTGTACAAACAAATAAGTTACCAGATTACTACGAAGATGCAATACTGGTTACTCATATTAGAGGTGAAGTTCCTCCTCACATTACTGCCGAGTATGACTTTGAAAAGATTCGTCCTTGGAAGCTTACCTTACTTGGCGATTTACACTTTCGTCATCGTTATCATGACTATAACGTGTACTATCCTGGTTCTCCGTTAAATACTACTTTTGATCGTGATGATAGTCGTAAATATGGCGTAGATATTATTGAATTTAACTCTATAGATGATTATGTAGTTAAGTTTCATGACTTATATCTACCAAAATTAATTCGTCGTACTGTTCCTGTTGGTACTCGTATGGTTGCAGACCCAGTACATCACGTAGTATATGAAGTTACAGGTACTATTGACGAACTAGCAAAGGTAGAGCGTTCTGACCTGCTAGATAAAAAGATGGTGGACAAGCCTGTAGGGGACTCAGTACTTGACCTAAAAGATAAGACAGTACTTGAAGAGCTAGAAATATATCTCAACTATATGAAAGTAGCTGAAAAAGATGTTGTATTAACAGAGTTTAAAAAGTTAGGAATACAATGAGCAATATAATACTAAAACAGCTTAGCTTTTCTAACATGTTTAGCTACGGCCCAAGCAATACAATATCTCTTGATAAGAATCGTATTACACAACTTACTGCTGTAAACGGATCAGGTAAGTCGTCTATTGCACTCATTTTACAAGAACTGCTATACAGCAAGAACATTAAAGGTATTAAAAAAGGCGATATCTTAAATCGCTATATCAAAGATAAGAACTGGCATGGCGTTTTAGATTTTGTAGTAGACAAGGCTGAGTATAGCGTAGTAGTAAAACGATCTGGAGCCTCTACTAAAGTAGAGTTGTATAAGGACGGAACTGATATTTCCGAGCACAAAGTTCTAGATACCTATAAAAAGATACAAGATATTCTTGGATTAGACTTTGAGATTTTTACGCAGATTACTTATCAATCATCTGTTGATTTGTTAGACTTCTTAAAGGCTACAGATACGAATCGTAAAAAGTTTTTGATCAATCTATTTAACCTTGAAAAGTATATTGCTATAGGCGATAAGATTAAAACTCGTACTAGCGAGCTTGATAAAGATATTGTTAAGCTTCAAGGTGAACTTAAATCTGTAGAAGACTTTTTGAACTCTACTAGCATTCCTGAGTATATATTTGAAAAAGACGCCCCCACAGTTGATAGTTCTCTAGCGGTAAGAATAGCAGAAATAGACAAACAGCTAGAGAATATAAACGATACTTGTAAGCGTATTGATAAGAACAATATGTATATACAAGAACGAGATCGTATTCATTTTGATTTAAGTATTACAGAGCCTGCTCCTTTTGCTTATATGGACGAGTATCAGACACTAAAGCTAGACTTGGTGATGGTAAAGAATGAAATAGCTCGTATCAATAAAGAAATAGCTTCTGTTAAGATTAATGATAAGTGTTCTACTTGTGGGCAGCCTATAGATAACTCACACTTACGTAAAATTCAAGCTGATTTACAAGCACAGCTAGAACTAAATACTAATGTGTATAATGGCGGACTAGCTCGTGCTCGCGAATGGAGTGCAGAGGTAGAAAGCGTACAAGCAGCAAATAAAGCTTATAAGCTGAATCAAGATGCTGTTCATCGTTTTGAACAGTTAACTCAGCTAATTGATACTAGTATTTCTAAAACCTATCCAGACCAAAAAGCGCTAGTAGACGAACGAAGAACA